TGCGGGGCGGCGCCAGCCCCGCGGAGGGGGTCCGGGGGAGGAACGCCCCCGGGTCCTTCAAGGGGGGAACGATCCTCCAAAGCGCCGTGTGGTTTGGGCTGCGCGCCGCGAAATAAGCGTAGGCTCTGGCGGCGTAGGCGGGGACCGGAGCATTTCCGGGCCCAGCCGGAGTCCGCCAGTGCCGGAGCGGCCGACAAAGGCGAAAGCTGTGCAGAGCCCTCGGGGGGAGACAAGCGGGTCTGCGCAGCGGAACGGAGCGGAACGGAGCGGAACGGAGGCCGGCGGGGCGCACGGGTGAGAGTGGCCCTCGATGGTGGGGAGAGCGTTCGGGTAGGGAACACCTGCGCCCTGGCCGGCCGTAGTGGAGCGTAGTGGAGCGTAGTGGAGTCGCGCAGTCCCGCGGCCTACAAGTCATTAGATGCGGCCACCATGAGAAGAGCAGAGAGGGGGCTGGGATCCCCAGACGGCCTTGTTGCGGCAAGGGTTGCCGGCTCGGGTGGTGGCAGAGCACATGGTTACGCGGCTGGCGGTGAGGCGGCGGGGGAGGCTCTGAGCTTTGGCGGCCGGCCGGAATTCCTCGGTTGCGTCCTGGTCTGGCCTGGTCGTGTTCAGGTGGTCAACCATGGCCGTGATCTCCCCTTTGACCATGGCCTGGAAGGCGGGGCGGGTGTCGCCGTCGCTGAACGTCCAGCTGAGCGTCTGCTCGTCACCGGTGACGGGGTTGGTGAGTAGGATGTCGACGGAATCGCCGGGCTGAGGGTCGGCCTTGTTGCCATGGATGGTGGCGCTGGTGTATTCCCAACTCATTGGGGTCTCCTGTCTACAGTTCTACAGTAGGGCTGGCTACACTAGGCCGACGGCGCTGACGGAATAGGTGATCGAGTCGGCATCTGCGTGGGTGACGCGGAGGCGCCAGGTGCGTGGAAGTCGCAGATTGACGGCTTCTGTGTAGCTGCCGGCGGCTCCGCCGGGCACAAACAGATAGGCGGCTTCACCGGTGGCAGTGAGGGGGGCGGCGGCGGTCCACACGGTGACATAATCGCCAGAGATCGAGTCCTTGATTTGGAGCGTAGGAGTGATGGATGGGGTGGCGGTGATGGACGTCACATCCACGACAACGACCAGCGCGCGGTGGTTGTAGTTGGTCTGGTCGGTGCCGTTGGTGGACGCGGTGCGGGCGGCTGAGGCGAGTAGCGTTACCTCCTGGTTGTTGCGGATGCGGTCCCAGGTGGCGCCGTTGTAGCGGATCGGCACGACAACTAGGCGGCCGGAGGCGTCGGCGCTGTGGACGGCAAGGCAGAGTGAGCGGACGGCGAGAGCGTCGGCTTCTGCCTCGTTTCCGCCAAGTGTGACCTGAAGGCGGCCGGCGGTGGTGGCCAGCACCTGTTGCAGCAGCGTGTCATCGTCAAAGGCAAGCATCGGCTGGGGCATGGTGAGACCTCCTGTAGAACGCGGGGCAGGCCGGGCGGGCGGGACCTGCCCCGGTGTGGGGTTGCTAGTTGTTCGCTTGAGCGATCTCTATCCATTGGGTGCTGTGAAACATGAGCGTGAGCGTGTCAGCGGCTCCAAGTGCAGTATCGCCGGAGAGCTTGACGGTGGCGGTGTCTGCGATGGTGATGCTGTTGGATCCCAGGTTCACAAGGTAGAGTAGATCACCTGTTGTATATCCGCTGGTCTCAATGGCGATGGCGGTAACGGCTCCGGAGGATGTGATGGGCTGGTAGGTGCCGGTGGGGGTGATTGTAGCTCCCTGGGCGCAGGTGATGGTTGATTGTGCGCTGTTGTTGAGGAAGGTGCCGACGTCTATCTCCGCATCTGCCTGGAAGGTGCCATCACTGGCCATTTCAAAGCGATCGTTGCCTCCGAGCTCAAAGTCGATGCGATCGTCGGTGTCCACGGTGATGCTGGTGTCGTCGTCGGCGTCAAGGTCGAGCTTCTTGCCCTCGAAGCTGTGTACTCCCCCGTCAGCGACGCGATAGATCACGGTCCCATTGTCTCGCAGTTCCATGATATCACCGGTGGACGTCTGGTTGACAATGAGCATATCGGTTTCGTCGCCGGAGAGGTTCAGGCCGGTGAGATTGGTGGTGCCGGCTGTGCCGGCGCGGTAGACCTCGGGTTTGGGCGGGGGTGCAGGGGGGTCGGGGATGGGGTAGTTGATGCCGGTTACTATGCTGACCAGCAGGATAACTAGTGCAACGATCCCCCAGGCTAGGCGTTCTTTGGGTGGCATGGTGTGAGACCTCCTGTGCGATTGGGGGGACCAGGGCGGCTGGAACCCTGATCCCCCTTATCGGGATGGCGCGGCGGGGCGCTGGTTGGCTGGAATCCCAGACCCGCGCGCGGGATTAGCCCAAGCTGAACCAGAGAACGATAAACACATCCACGGGGTTGGATCCGGTGTGGTCGAAGGTCACCCTCATGAGGGTGTCCCGTGTGATGTGCGGGAACTGGTCGCCGACGAAGTCGCCGGCGGCGTCGAGCAGAAGGATGGTTCCGGCTGTTACGGCGCCGTCGGTAGCGTTGACGTGGGCGTCGTCGTCAGCCGTCGTGCCGACTTTGATGTTGAAGTTCTGGGTATCTCCGTCGGCTGAGACGGCGATGAGCTGAGCGTCAAAGGGGAGCTTGAAGTCCACGGTATTGTCGGCGGTGAGCGTGCCGATGAACGGGACTGAGACGGTGAAAATCTGGCCTAGTGATCTGGGCATGATGTGAGACCTCCTGTAAGAATGTTGCGTAGCGTGTGAAGTTCTTCACGCCCGAGCTGGTGAGAATGTTAGGTCTAGGTGACGTTTTCTTTGTAGAGCCCTCGGTAGTCTGTGGGTCCTACAGCGTAGAAGAAGCGCACTTTGACGGGCATGGTGTCGTTGGAGAACATCAGGCCGGCGGTGGGGCTGGCGACGCTGAAGATCTCCGGGGTGCGGCCGTAGCGGTAACCGATGCCTATGGAGGGGTAGAGGATGGGATCGGCCACAGCGGCCCAATTGTTGGTATCTGTCCAGAGGTCCACGACAATCACACGGTCGCGCGCGTGGGCCATGCGGGCGTTGTGGGCGTTGCCCTGGGCGAATACGTTTTCGTCGTTGTTGGCGGTGCCAGGTTGGCCCTCGCTGGCCAGGACCTGGAGCGCGGTAACCTCCAGGTCGGGAGGGACTAGGATGTACTTGGGCGCGGTAAGCACTCCGAGGCGTTCGCCGCTGTTGAGCTCCGTCTGCTTCCTCATGGCGGTGCGGACGACGATCCACTCGGCCCAGGACAGGGCGGTGGTGCCCAAGTTGCTGTGATCGGCGTGGAAGAGGGCGACAGAGTCGGCCATGTCAGGGCCTACGCCGGACGCAGATGTGAAGATGGCGGAAACGGCCTTGGAGAGGGTCAACCAGGCGGCTTGAGCAAGGGCGCGGGGAGCTCGGCGGATCCGGGTGGTGTCGTCCTTGTCGATGGCCTCGATGGTCAAGCCCAGGTATCCGCCTTTCTTCACGAAGGCGTCTGTCTCGGTGGCGTCGTCCCATGTGAGCTCAGTGTAGCTGGCGCCTTCCGCCACGGTCGGGAGCTCACCCACTCCGCCCAGAGTGATCCATCTGACGTCTTGGAGTGTGGCGAAGTCTTCCTCAATGACGATTTTTGTCCACCACTGGGGGTAGGTCTGGAACTCGTTCACAACGCGTTTGTTCATGGCGTTGGCGACCAGGCCGGCCATGGTGGAGCAATTGACGTAGGCGAGGCTGACTCTCTCGGGCTGGTACACGCCGGTCATCTCGTAGTCACCGGACAGCAGGTGATAGAGCTCCCGGATCCCGGTAAGCGGTGGAATGTTGCCGGGCGGGCGGACGCCGGATAGGAGACAGTCGAGCGCTGTCTCGATCTGGTCCAGGGAGGTGCGCATCCCAGACGTGCGGGGGGGATCCCCCAGGCCGGTGATGGTGCGCTGGGCCTGTTGTTCGGCAAGCTGCACCTGGAGCGTGTCCACCTGGGTGGCCAGGTCAGCGACGCGGCCGACCAGGGTCTCGATGGTGGGCAGGATGCGGGCGAAGGAGTCGCCGGTCAAGGGTTGTGTTGGGGGCGGTTGGTGCTGAGGCCCCACGTCGGAAGCGTTGTACTGCAGCTGCTCTTCGGGCATGGTTTCCTCCTGTGGGGCGCGTGGCCCCTGTATTGAGTTCAAAACGCGTTCTACACGTCCGCCGGCGGCGGGGTGCAGAACAGCGTCAACGGACCAGACTTGATGGACTCGGGTGGCGATGGGGGGTGTTTCGTCGTAGTCGAAGCTGACGGTAAAGTCGGCGGATAGTCCGATAGGTGGGCAGTGCCAGGTGTCGGCGTCGCGGTCTTCAATCCATCCGTCGAACACCTGTGCTAGAAAGCGGCCGGGCTCGTTGTCCTTGAGTGTGAGCATGGCGTGGATGTTGCCTGTGGTGTCCTGGTTGATACGGGAGTAGTGGCCGGCGTAGTCGCGCAGCGATGGGCGGCTGAGGAATGAGGCGTGATCGACGAGGCAGGGGGCGCCGTCGAAGAGGGGGAGGGCGTCCCGGAGGACGTCGGCCGGCATGATCCATCCGTTGTGGTTCTCGCCGGCCTCGATGAGGACGACGGCGTATTGTCGCGGCTCGAGTTCGTCGGGGTAAGCGTACCCGGTAGCTAAGCGGTGGCGGTGTTGCAGTTCCATGGGTTCCTCCTCGGGGGGTTCGGGATGGTCTCGGATGTACTCGAGTGCGTCGGCCAGGAGCGGGGCGAGGAAGGGAGGGATGATCTCGGCTCCCTCGCGCAATAGGCGGACTAAGGTCATCACCCAGTCGTCGCGGAAGTCGGGCGACGTGGCTGCCCAGTTCCAGCCGCTCTGTGTAGGTGCGTCGGCGGTGGCAAAGTAGTAGCAGTAACAAAGCGGGTGTGCGGGGAGCGGCGGCTCGGTGCCGGGTTCCCAGACGGTGCCGATGAGCGGGCTACACTGCCCGCAAATGGTGTCTGGTCGTGGGTTCGCGTTCTGGTATAGGAGATTCATCGATGCCTTTGTTGAGGAGCTCCTGCACTTCCTCCTCGCCTAGCGGCTCGCCGGCGAACTTGAAGGCCATGGTCGCGGCGGTCTGGTCGTCAATCCATCCATACTGGCGCATTTGGGTCAGAGCGGTCACGATGTCGCGGGCGGCGGTGGCCAGGGATTGATTGTCGTCGCGGGCGACTTCGGTGGCGGTGGTATCAATCTGTAGGTCCTGGAAGTGGCGGGCGCCAACCATGGCGCGTTTGCGCTGGTAGGCGACGGTGGCCAGATCTTCCAGGAAGTGGCAAAAGTCGGTCTGGCGATCGGTGAAGAAGCGGGCGGTGGGCTCACCCATGGCCTTGGCGGTAGCGTAGTTAGTGGCCTCTCCCTCGCCAAGGTAGTGAAGGGCGACGTTGGCGCCGGCGACGACGGCCAGGCGGAGGACGCGGCCGTCCTTCTCGGCGTCGTCGGCTCTGATCTGTAGGTTGTGGAGCTGCATCTCCTCACCGGGTCCGTGGACGTAGATGCCCTGAGTCCAGGGGTTGTCGGTGCGCAGTTGCTGGCGCTTTTCCTGGACAAGGACGTCATCGGCAATATTGAGGTCCAGCATTCCCTGGCGTGTGCGAAGGCGGTTTAGTCTGACTCGGTCCTGTAGCCACTCGGAATAACGGCGAGCCCAAGGGAGCACAGGTAACAGATCTCCCTCACCGCGAGTTGCCCCAATGGGGCGGTTGACGGCAAAGTGCAGCATGACGGGCGGTAAGCTACCGTCTGCGCGTTGTCGTGTTGCGTTTGGGTGTTCGGGAGAGAGCCACCATTTCGGCTCAGAGTTGTTCGTGATTTGTCCATAGCGAAGCTCCTTCTCGTAGTCGTCGGGATCGGTGTCGATGGCGCGGATCCGGGAGGCCGGCAAGAAACGAATGTAGCTCATGCCGTCGATTTTGTTGGTGAACAGGATGGGGAAGAGCTCGCCAGCGCGTGTGAGCTCGTTACACATGGTGCGCAGGCGGCGATCTAGGCGGTTGTTGGGGTGGTTGCAGAAGGCGGTGACGAAGGTGTTGACGGTTGGTTGCTTCGAGCTGATGGCGATCCCAGAGCCTACGACGTATGACGAGATGAGGTTGACGATTCGGCGGACAAGGAAGTTCTTGCGCCACGCCTCCAGGGCGTCGTCCAGGTCGTCGCGGCGTTCACCCCATGGGCGATCGGCTGGCCCGTAGCCATGCATGAGGGGATCCCACCCTCGGCTGTCGTCGACGCGGACGGATATGGCGGCGGCGTGGATGCGTTGCCTGACAGCGGCGGACAGGGGGCCATCTAGTAGCCAGTCAACGAGATTCATTTTCATGGCGTCTTACCTTTCGCGGCCGGGGGCGGCGGGGGCAGCGGGTTGGGTTACAGGGCTGGCTGAGGCGTTGGTGGTGGCCACAGCGTGATAGCTTTGTGCTGCCGACGGTGATGGTGATTGTGAGCTCACAGCGGGGCATGGGGTTCTCCTTGGTTTACCATGGGGCCTGGTCGATTTCGTCAAGGGCGTCGGGCTTCTCCACCCACGTGGATGGCCCGGTGCCGGGCCAGTCCTGGTCATCGATGACGGAGCAGAGGGCGGCGGATATGAGCAGGTCGTCGTGGCCACGGGCGATGATGCCATCATAGGCGGGGGTCTCGGTCACTCCCCATTTCATCATCCGGGCGGGTCCTGGGCGGATCTCATACTGGCAGGCGCCTACCTCGTACCAGAATTGGCGTGTTTCGGGTTGCTGGTCGTCGGCGTAGTCCTGAAACCGGCCGGTCTCCACGACGGCTAGAAAGTTCCACCCTAGATCCGATTTGACGCGGGGGGAGAAGATGACAGGGATCACACGCTCCCCCAGGCGCGTGCCGAGGAAGCTGGCCAGGCCGGCGCCCACGCCGGTAGCATCGACAACGATGTACATAGCGCGCCAGTGGGCGGCCAGGGCCAGGATCTGAGCATATAGGGCGGTGTGTTTGGTGCCGAGCCATAGGCGCCGATCGGCGACGCGGTAGACAGGTAGGTGGGCATACTGCCAGTCAATTTCGATGACAGTAAGGGCGGTGGCGTCGCGGCGGGTGTTCTCTAGCATGGAGCGGGCCAGGGCGTCGCCTTCCTCCTCGTCTTCGCCGGCAACGTCAATCAGGAGGGCGTAGCGGCGGCCCTCGATGGGGGCATGGAAGCGGTCGTACTGGCCACGCATGAGGGCGCGGCGCATGGGCGGAAACAGGCCGGATTGAGCGTCTATCTCCTCCAGGAAGTACTGGGTCCGGATCAGGGGATGGTCACGTCCCAGGCGGGCGATTTCAGAGGCGACATAGCGGGCGTAGGCGGGGAGGACCTGGCCCACCTGGTCGGCGTCGTAGGCGAAGACGCGGCGGATCCCGTCGCGGTTTTGCTGCTCAGTGAGAGCTCTCTTTGTGGTGGCCAGCAGCGTGTCAGAGGTCCAGGCGGTGCCGTAGAGGACGCGGGTGGCTGCCGTGGACGCGGCCATGGGGGTGAAGTCCTTTGACCATTTGTCCTGGCTGATGTCCTGGCCCTCGTCCCCCTCGAGAAGCAAGTCAGCGGTGGCGCCTACGACGTTGGCCTGCGGACCGGCAGAGAAGAACAGACAGCGGGCGGCTCCGAGCTCCACCATGTACCCCTCGCGGGTGCGCCAGCGGCCGGCGTTCCAGTCGTTGTTGAGGCGGTCCTGTAGGCGCATGATGCTGTTGATGGTCTGGGGTTTCATGGTCGGGCTGGCCTTCACAATCTGTCCCCCTCGGCGCTGGTAGAGGTTCAGCAAGTAAGCTTCGATCTGTCCTGAGAGCTCATTCTTACCTGCCTGCCGGCTCATCATCACGACGAACGTATTACCCTTCCCATGGAGCACAGAGTCAAGGATCGCATGGGCGGCTTCGAGCTGGTACGGCCGGAGCGGGCGCTTGATGACGAGACGGGAGAAGCGCGAAATATCAGAGAGCCAGTGCTTGATGACCTGGACGGGTGGCCTCATGGGAGCGTGATCAAACCCTTCAGGATGTTGGCCAGGTGGTCAGGGTTGACGCGCAGTACGACGGCCAGGGTGGTCATGGACAGGGCGATTAGCCATTTCTGGCGGGCTTCGAGACGTTCCAGCCGGCGATTGACGTCAGATGGCCAGTCGTCGGATCCCGGCGGCGGTGGTGGGGTGCGATGCCGTAGGCGGCGGATGGCTGCCCGGAGGCGCGATTCACCCTTGCGCATGGCAAGTTTCCCTTGTAGGCTCACAAGTCCACTCCGAGCTCAGAGCCAAGTTCGTCCAGGGCCTGGGCGATGGCGCCGGCGATCCCGTCGGCTGCCTCACCGGACAGCGCGCGCTGATCGCGCAGCAGTCGGCCCAGGCGCGATGCGTTCTGACCATGGAGTCGGAGCAGAGTAACGAGAGCGTCTAGGTCGGGTTCACCCTCGATGTGTTCCTCGATGAGGGCGGACAGGATGGCCTGCGTTTGGGCCAAGTCGTCAATGACGTCAGCTATCGTGCGGATCCCGGGCTTCGCGGCGTACAGGCCATGTGTGCGTGCGTTGGCGTTGTTGGGCGGCGCGCCGACGGGGCGGGATCCTCCCCCGTGTGCGGAGCAGCGCGGGGGCTGGGATCGGTGAACGGCCCAGTTTTTGCAGGGTGACCCGGCGGCGGTGATGGCGGTGCAGCGGGTCGATGGCGATTGTACGGGCGATGGCAAAGGCGGCACGGTAAAGGCTCCCCTTGATCACATGGTTACCCTCTTCCTCTGCATTCTTTGATATTACATCTACTTCGCTATGGCCCGGCCACAGTGGGACTATGGCCCGGCCATAAGGGGACTATGGCCCGGCCATAAGCGGTTGGTTGGGGCAAAGGCTGTCCATGGTCAGTTGCTGCCAGGTCTCCCGGTCTATCTCCGATCGTCGGAGGAACGTCGTGTGTGCGGCGTGTAGGCTCTTCGGCATGTGGTGTAGCTGCGCGGGTGTGAGCAGTGGCAGATGGGAGAGGACGCGGAAGTAGTAGCGGGTGTTCCGGCCGGCGCCGGTGGTGCGTGGCCACAGTATGCGGTGCTGGGCAAGCGTTTCGATGGCGCCCACGGTGCGGGATCGGCTGCCGTCGGCGCGGCCGGCGCGTCCAAGGATGAGGTGACGGTTGCCTCCGGCGCAAATGTCCGCCAGGGTTTGGATGCTCGGCCAACCATGGCGGTCGGAGTGCCAGGCGAAGGATCTCAGGGCTACCCACAGTGCAAAGGGACGCGGTCCTAGGTGTGGCTGCCAAAACCGAATAGCGTAGTTGCTGAGCATGACGAAACCTCGGCATGTCGGGTCGAAGTGGACTAGCTCGACGGCGACGCGGCCGGGACCTGGTGTTGATACCGATTGGGTGGTGACGTAGCGCAGTGAGATCTCACTGCCGGCTCTCTCCGCGATGGCGCCGTGGATCCGGGGATGGAGTCGATACTGCATGAAATCCCTGGCGTAGTCGCTGGGTACCTTGACAATGAGGGTATGATTGTCCCATGCTGCGGTGCAATCTTTGAACCATCTGTCATAGGTGGGTTTGTCAGTGGTCAGTTTCAGTTGGTCGAGCGCACTCTGCCAGAGCTCATCCGCTGGGATCATCCTTGTCATCCTCTCCCTCGGGGGGGTCGGAGTAGGCGCCTAGGGGGTCCTGGCCCACACGCCAGTCGCGATTGGGTCCGAAGGTTTCGCGAGGAGCATCTAACCCGCGGGTTAGATGCTCCTCCAGGGCTTCCTCACTGATGCGCCATTGTCGGCCAATGCGCATGGCGCGGATCTCTCCCAGGCGGCACAGGCGGCGGATAGTCTCGACGGATACATTCAGGCGTTTAGCTGCTTCAGATGGTGATAGCACAGATGCCTGCCTTTCACACACTAGGGTCATCATACAACATTACGGCGTTGATGTCAAGTAGTCTAAGCGGACAGAGCGGTTAAAGCGTTATAGGCGGCCGTCCAGCGGCCAGTTTCGCGGCCGCTGGCCAGGATCGCGGTCACCTGGGCGGTGTGCGTGCGGCTGGTCAGCACACGGTTAGCCAGTTCAAACACGGTGCCGGCATCGATGTGGGCGCTGGAGTCGGTCCCTGGGCGTGTTTCTGGCGCTGGCGATGCTTTGCTGTCTGCCGGGCGGGTTTCGTCGGTTCTGGGCGGGCTCTGGCCGTCGGGCGTTGCCCACGCGGGCAGTTTAGGGGTTTCCAGCAATTTGATCCGGCTGCCTCTCTTCTGACACGACACCCACGGCGATGCCAGCCCGTAGAGATAGCGGCCGATGCCCCATTTCACTGCGGCCCGTTTGAACGCGTCGCTGATACCTCCTTTCGTGGCTTCGAATGCGCTTTCGTCGGCGCCGTCCCATTTCCAGACCCACTCGTCACCATGTCGTAGTCCGATGCCGGCCTTCACGGCCTTGTCTTTCCAAGCGTGGTATTCCTCGGTCCAGTTCATGGGACCAATCACCTGGTCGAGACGGTCCATTACTGCTCGGGCGTCTATGTAGGCCAGGGCCATGGCCTTTGTGTCATCCTGATTTGTGGCGCCAGCCCGCCAGTGGATTTCACTGGCGGGGAATGGCGCCTTGAGGGCTGCGAGCTGCTCGTTGGTGATCATGCTTCATCCTTTCGGGGGAATACCTCCCGGTAGTGGTTCAGCGTCCAGCCGATCTGGTTGGGGGTCAGGCTCCACCAGTTCCTTGTATCTAGGCGCCCTCCCCGGATGCGATACTTCTCCCAGATTTCCAGTAGGCGTCTGACGCGGTTGCCAGTAGCGGCATACTGGATCCGGTGAAAGTGATTAGGTGGACCATACACATGGCGATGCACTGTAATGCTCTGGCTCGGCACATCGTAGAACATGGACGTCACTACACAGCGTCTGTTTTTCTTCATGGCCTAGTCCTTCCACATTTTGGAGCGGCTGCGATCGTGCTGTACGGGCAAGGCGGTGTCTCGGGCGGCGCGTTCCTCGGCGCGTTCGACGGCCTCGAGCCACAACGGTTTGCGGGATCTCCAGGCCGGGCGGGCGGGATCCCGATCGGCGTTGACCACGGCCTGGCGCGCGGCTGACGGTGTCCACTCCCGCGAATACAGCACAGCGGCGGGCGGAAGGCTCTCGATATACTCCAGCGCGCGTATCACGATGGCGCGCGCTATCCTATGTTTGCACCAATGCGCTGGTCCATGGCGCTGGGCGTCTGCGCAGGGGCAGGCTCCGTTGACGGGATAGTACCCATGGCCGGAAGCGCAGATATACATGGTGCCAGTCTCGGTCGGGTGCCAAAACCAGTGCCGCTGGCGGAGGATGCGATCCTCCAGAAGCAGAGTCACAGCGCGGTCAACGCGGCGGCGATCGAAGCGGTTGCACTCCTTTGCGCGCTGGCCAAACAACGCTATAATCTCGGGCCAAGAGACGGGGACGGGGTTCTCAGTCTCAGGAGCGGTTGCTGCTACCACAGCGGCCGCTCTCTCTTTTTCCCTGCTCACTGCAAACTCCTTTCATGCTGCGCGATCTGCGCGCAGCGCGCGGCCGGCCTTGTCGGCGGCCGCAGGTTTTCCGGCCGGTTTCCGGCCGGCG